GAGTTTGTAACAAGCGACAAGTTTCTTGGACTACCTCCTCTATCTGAATATCAGTATATGCTTATTCGTGCAAGCTCACAAGTATACAAGAGAGCAACTCTTAATAAGCTATATGGTGAAGCAGCTGGCGAAAAGCGCTGGAAAGAAACAGTTAATGAAGTTGTAGCACAGTTGGGTAAGGGTTCTGGAAAAGACTATTGCTCTACTATTGCTGTTGCCTATATAGTGTATTTACTATTGTGCTTAAAAGATCCAGCAAAGTATTTTGGTAAGCCTCCTGGAGACTCAATTGACCTTATCAATATTGCTGTTAACGCTCAGCAGGCTAAGAATGTTTTCTTCAAAGGACTTAAAACTAGAATCGATAAGTCTCCATGGTTTGCTGGTAAGTATATACCAAAGGCAGACGTAATTGAATTTGATAAAGGTATTAGCTGTCACTCAGGACACTCAGAGAGAGAAGCATTTGAGGGATATAACGCACTGGTTGTCATCCTTGACGAGATTTCTGGATTCAGTATTGATAATACAACTGGACATGAGCAGGCAAAAACTGCAGGCGCTATCTATGATATGTATCGTGCATCAGTTGATTCACGTTTCCCAGACTTTGGAAAGGTAATTCTACTTTCATTCCCACGCTATAAGAATGACTATATTCAGCAGAGATATGATGCGGTAGTTGCACAAAAAGAAGTTAAAGTGATGACTCACAAGTTTAAGATGGACGAAGAATTAGCTGATGGAGTTGATGGAAATGAGTTTACTGTTGAGTGGGAAGAAGACCAAATTATATCCTATAAGATACCCAAGACTTTTGCACTACGCAGACCAACTTGGCAAATCAATCCAACTAGAACAATTGATGACTTTAAGGTAGCATTCTATACTAACCCTACAGATGCCCTTTCACGCTTTGCATGTATGCCACCAGAAGCAGTGGATGCATTCTTTAAGTCAAGAGAGAAGATCGAAACAGCTTTTGTAACTCATAATGGAGTTGATAACTCTACTGGAAGATTTGAAGAATCATTTAAGCCAGATGATAGCCACGAGTATTTTGTGCACGTTGACCTTGCCCAGAAACATGACCACTGTGCAGTATCAATGGCGCATGTTAGTGAGTGGGTAAAGATCAGATCATTCAATGATTACGAGCAGGTAGCACCTAAAGTTACTGTTGATGCAGTAAGATGGTGGACTCCAACCTCAGATAAATCTGTAGACTTCACAGAGGTTAAAGATTATATTATTTCACTTAAATCCAGAGGATTTAATATTAAGGCTGTAACATTTGATAGATGGAACTCTCACGATATGATGCAGCAGATAAAGAACTACAACATATACACAGAAATTTTATCCGTAGCTAAGAAGCACTACGAAGATATGGCCCTTGGAATTATGGAAGAAAGAATTACTGGTCCAGACATTAAGCTTTTGATAGACGAACTACTTCAGCTAAGAATCATGAGAGATAAGGTAGATCACCCTAGAAAGGGCTCTAAAGACCTTGCAGACGCCGTTTGCGGGTCAATATACAACGCTATATCAAGATCAAATAAAGGCGACAGAGAGATTAATATCCACACTTGGGCTGGAACTAAAGAGGATAATATAAGTAATAAGACAACTAAAGATGGAGTACCTAAGAAGATGCCAGCAGAACTCTTAGATGCAATATCAGGAATGAGTATACTATGAGCAAATATGTAAGTACAAAGTTTAATGGCATGATGTGTGCCTGTGTTGGTAAGCATGTTCCGCTACCAGTCACACTTGAAAACTATGAAGGAAATCATTTATGCCCAACAACATACAATAATGTTCTTGAGTATAAGAAGATATGGGAAGTATTAGGCAACGAGCCACCTGGAAGCATTAGAAAACATTTTAGTGAATTTGTACAGGATCTAGTTCGTTCAACTATAGACAAATCCAAGCAACTGCTGTAGAATAATATATAGGCGGCAGTAGCTTAGTTGGTTAAAGCCCCGAACTCATAATTCGGTAATCGTAGGTTCAAGTCCTACCTGCCGCACAAAGAAAGGAGTAATGATGGCTAATAAAGAACAAAAAGGCAACGCTAATAAAAAGAAAGAGCCAAAGCTCTCTCTAAAAGAAAAACGTGCAAAGAAGCAAGAAAAGAAGAATAAGTAGTATAATTGTATTACCACAGTTTGTGGATGAGCCACAGCTTTGGTCCTGGCCAACGTGCTTGTAGGTACCTTGGGATGGAAGACTAGTTACTGCTGCCCAGCCTTCGGGCTGGGCAGTACTATAGGGAAGGCACATGGACGATTTCGATGTAAGTAAAGAAGAGTATGATGCAATGATGGAGCACTACGTTGAAATTGGTGCTGTTAGCATTAATGGCATTGATCCTTCTGGCGGCTTCATATATGTAATTACTGACAAAGCTAAAGAAATTGCCCCAGAGTTGTGGGAAGTTCATCATGAAATGATTGATGAGGCCTTGATTGAGCTATTTGAACGTGGGTTAATTGATGTTGAGTATGATGAAGATCTGAATGCAAATATGAAGATATCACCACTGGCAAGAGAAATTATGTATGAACTAGGATATGTAGATATGGAAAATTTGGATGACACAAACAACTAGAGATAGATACTATGCGGATCTAGAAAGACTACTACCAACAAAAAGAAAAGACAAGACGGGTCATAAAAGAAGATTTATTCAGGAATACAAAAACAATAAGCCATGTGCAGATTGCCAAGTCGTACTACCTTGGTATATAATGGAGTATGACCATGTTAGGGGAGAAAAGAAAGCTAACCTAACCAAAATGTATGCAACGCATACTATGGAAGAGATAATAGAAGAGATTGCTAAGTGTGACATTGTTTGTTCTAATTGTCATAAGCATCGAACTTGGGTGTCCATGATTGGACAGGATAGGGCTGGAAATGCAAAAGGTTGAATTAACTGTCGAGGAAGCAAAGCAATTAGAGTCATTTGTAGAAGATCATATGAGTGGATGCTATATGATGCTACATGATGAAGAAGATGTCAGAGAGGACTTTCAGACATATGAGCCATACTGTGGATGCCAAACATGCGATACAAGAGAGCATTTGATGGCAACATTTGATTGGCTAAGATCACAGAAGTTTGTTGACGTATACGTCAACTAAGATATGCCTCTGTAGCTCAGGGGATAGAGCGACGGACTTCTAATCCGCAGGCCGCAGGTTCGATTCCTGCCAGGGGCACTATTGACAGTGCATGCTAAAAGTAGTATAATTAAAATATAACAAGGAGTGACTATGCCAAAAGGTAGATATACGATAGGTGCTAAAGGCACACATGGATGTCCAGGATATCCAGTTGTTGGTGACACTGGAAAGGTACATGGATGCCACAAAGATAAGGCATCTGCAAGAGCTCAACAAGCTGCCATTTATGCTAATGAATCTCAAAAGTCTTATGATGGATGTTGTCCAGAAGATAACCCATTTGAAAAAGCCCAGGGTCCTTGCTGGGACGGATACGAAATGGTTGGATATAAGACAAAAAATGGCAAGAAGGTTCCTAATTGCGTTAAGGTTGATTCAAAGAAGTCTGCTGATAGCGATGATGAATCTGGAGAGTCACATGATAAAAAGAAAAAGAAAAAGTTAGTTAAATCAGACTTTGTAATTGTAGAAAGTCATCCAAGATGTGAGGGTCCAGCAATAGTTGACACAGAAGGAACAAACGTTCTTTGCTACGGATCAATGGCAGAAGCACAAGCTGCCTTAGATGCAATGGATTCAGAAGAAGAAGTTGGCTCAATTAGACCAGAAGAAACTCATAAGATCTGGAAAGGATCAGGATTTGACACTCGTCGATGAAAAAGTTGAAACAGAAGAGATTAAACTTAAAGTAACAGACAGATGTGATTCATGCGGAGCACAGGCTTTTGTATATGCTAAGGGCTTAGCTGGAGAACTTTTATTCTGTGGTCATCACTTTAATGAGCATGAAAATAAAATTACCCAATGGGCATTTACAATCATTGATGCTCGTGATACAATTAATAGTAAGCCAGATTCAAGCAACTAAGAGAACGGACATGCGGTGCAAACTTTTTTACCATATAGCAATTTTGACGAATGTGCTTCAGTTTTAGATTCACGTAGATTGAATAAACAGCTTCTTGAGGGTAGACAGATACTTAACTCATTGGCTGGTAAGTCAAAAGGTTGGCGTAATCACCCAGCAGTTAAGATGTGGCAGGGATCAGAGCTTGTCCTGTATAACTATCTTAATGCTATTGCTAAAGAATGCTACAATCGTGGTATAAAGTTTAAGAATAATCTAGATGCAATTGATCAAACAATCGATGTTCATTTCCAGGGAATTGAACATAACAATCGTCCATTCTGGATGAAAGACCATACAATGTTAAATAGAATTACAGCAACTCACCAAGCAAATTTATATAGAAAGGATAGCCACGAATACGCCATGTTCCAATCAGCATATGATGATATAAACAATGATCCATGCTGCAGCACATGTAGTTATTTTTGGCCAACACACGGATAAATGCCTAAATATCAATACAAGTGTGACTGTGAAGTAAGTGTAGCAGTCGAAGACAACATGCATGAGTTTGAAAGATCAATCATGGAAGATGAGCCAGACTATCCTTGTGGATATTGTGGTAAGAATATGGTTCGTGTGTATAGCTCTTTTGGTATTAAGTTTAATGGGACTGGCTTCTATAAAACAGATAATTCCAAGTAAGTAGTAATGGGGATTAGCTCAGTCGGCAGAGCGGGAAACTGTTAATTTCTAGGTCATAGGTTCGAGTCCTATATCCCCAGCAAAACAATATTGCGTATGTTGCATAATGGTAGTGCTCCTTCCTTCCAAGTAGGTGGCGCAGGTTCGATTCCTGTCATACGCTCTCGAAATATAGATCTGAACAATCTATATGGAGATAGTTATACTGAACATTACGCTGTCACCTGCATCATACGAAGGCGTTCAGGCTGATGGAGATTGCTCTGTGGTCGTGACTAGGTATAACAGCCAGCAGGTGGTTTAGGTTAAGAACCAAAGCCGTGGCTGGCATTTGCTTCATTGGCCCAATTGGTAGAGGCACGTGACTTAGGATCACGAGGTTGTAAGTTCGAGTCTTACATGAAGCACGATATTAAGGTTGCGTGGCAGGCAAGTTAGGCTGACTCCCGACGGGGACAACTGGAGGACAACGGGCGATAGTAAATCCTCATATATCACGATTAATAAGTTAGTCTGCTCGTAGACTTATTAATCACTTAGGGTCTAAGTGTTACGGAAGCACTACCGTCTCCAAAGCGGTAAGCCTAGGTTCGACTCCTAGAGACTCTGCAGGGAACCTCTTGTATTGCAGGATATAGTTTAGTTAGCTACTAAACAGAACGTTGACTGTTTACGCAAGATACAGGGGCAACTAGGAGCCTACTGTACTAGTGTCGTCGGGGCACTCGGAGTAAAGGCCTTACAGTGTAGAATCTATAAACTGACCCGACACTAGGAAGCATGGCAGAGTGGTCGAATGCAACGGTTTGCTAAATCGTAGATCGAAAGATCCATAGGTTCGAATCCTATTGCTTCCGCTGTTCTTCCTTCGTCCAACGGTAGGACTCCAGTTTTTGGCACTGGCAATCTTGGTTCGAATCCAGGGGGAAGAGCTAAGCCCTTATAGCCCAGTGGTAGAGGCACACGACTTAAAATCGTGACAGCGTTGGTTCGAATCCAACTAGGGGTACTATTCTGGTATAATCGTTGTATGAGCATGTACACATATTATACAAAGATTGACAAGGTAGTTGACGGTGATACAGTAGATGTATTTATCGATCTAGGATTTAGCGTATGGCATAAGGAAAGAATTAGACTTTCTGGAATCGATACAGCTGAAAAGAATACAGCGTTTGGCAAAGCACTTAAGACATACATGATTTCCCTTCTTGAGGGTAAGCTTGTTAAGCT